GTCTAAGATTCTTCTGAATGAATCAACTGCTGCATGTGAATTTAATCCATAAAGTAGTTCACTGTTTTGTGCGATTGATAGGTTGACATCCTGACATTGTACAACTGTAACTCCATCTAATAGTAATTCAGCATGTGCGAATGTATATGGGAATTCTTGTACTGGTTTTGTTGGTGCTACATGATCATTACCCAATGATGTTGATGGTTGTGATTCTTGTCCAAATGTAATGTCTGCTGAACATTCAACTAATCCACCTACTGCTGCTGAAATAGAAATATTATTAACAATTCCACCTTTTAATGTTCTAACAATATCTGCTGAAGCCCCATCTAATCCAACTTCTAATGATACTGTTCTAGGTGTTTTAAGATTGGCTGCTGTATTATAACTATGAGTATATGGTGCTGATGATCCTGTGGTTACTGGTGCTCCCAAAAGTGCTCCAAATATCCAAGGGTTTGATAGTGTAAATCCCATTGATGCTGATCCTTGTTGTTGACCATATGCGAATTTATCTATTGTATTTGAGTTTAATTTTGCCAAATTTTGTCTATTATTGGTTAATGAAAGACTTGTTAATTTATCTTGTAATCCGAATTTTTTATTAGGTGTTGCACCTGAGCCATATCCTGTCTCAAAGTCATACATTACAAATGCATGTGCACCAGTTCGTACCATGAATTTATATTATTCTAGTGACTTATAAAGTTTATCTATGGGTTCAATTTTCTATATCTGATTATGATTGTATGCCTATACATGTTCCTGAACATATCATTATCATGATATGATGAAGTAGCCATTAAATCCACAAAATCAGTCCTTCTAATATTAGCCTTTATAATTCTGAATATTTCATTAACCAAATTCTCATGATGTTCCAGATTCTGATACGAATGTACTTCTATTTTTACACTAATATAATGAAGGAAATCTTGTCCATAAAGTCCAAAATATTGTGGATCTTCATTTGTTGGTGTTAAAAGTATGAAATCTCTTCGATCATCCATAAAACCAGTCGATCTTTCTTCCCACATGAAAGTTATGTCTGGAGTGGTTGATAAAGACCAATTATCCAATAATAGATTTTTTGTATCTGTTACTGTTGCATAGAGATTTGAAGCACCCATACATTATATAAATATTCTCTGCTAATTAAGTTTATTGTCTAACGGTTGTCTTTTCTGTTATCTTTACGGCTACTTGGGTTATTCTTCCTCTTTTTCATACCTCTGGCTGCAGTTGAGGTAATTTTTCTCCAATCTGAATACTTTCTAACTCTTTCAGTATATGGTTTTAGAGCAACCCTCTTTGCATCTTCACTATCTCGTTTGAATTTCTGTGCATGTGTAATTCTAGCAGCCTTTCCAAATTTTTTCTGTCTTCCTGTTGGGGTCAATCCTCTCTTATGACCTAATTTCTTTGCATATACTCCGTTAGCGATAAGAAATATAGATCTGTCTATCCAATTAGATTTAGCTTTAACCGTTTTCAGATTATTATACTGCTCCAATTTTGTAGATGATGCCATTCCACCTTGATCATTAAGGAACCACCAAAGTATGCTTTCTATGTTAGGGAATTTTGGTTTTACTTTCCATTTTGATTTGGTTTTTGTATCTTGTTTAAACTTTGGTGCTATTCCTTTCTTATTTTTTTCTATACCTTCAACATTGGCAAGTTTTTCATAATCCTTTTCAACAAATGTTTTAGATAATGCTTCAAGATCTGCCTTGAATTGACCTAATACATCTGATAGAATATCATTTATTATTTTATATTCAGCTGTACCCTTTTTTGACGTTAAAAATTTATTTAAATTACCACCAAATATATACTGTTCATTTTCAATAAATTTATCAATTTCATGTGTTGCGACATTCATTCTATCACCAGCTCCATGTATTTGGTTTGGTTTCATATGATGTGAAGGTGGTATAGGTTGTTTTTTATAAGTTGTATCATTTACATGTTTTTGTGAAGACATACTTGCAATTACAAATTTTCCATTAACATAACCTTTGCGAGGTTTTGCTTCTGCTACGTGATCCATTTGAGATATTTCCCTATCTTCCTCAGGTCCTTCTCTTTGAAATTGTTTCCATAATTTACCACCTCTGCCCCATTGAGGTGTACTTTTGTATTTTTCATTTGCTGATAATCCTTTTATTACCTCTCTATGATATCTTCTTCCTAATTCTGGATTTTTTCTTATCAACCATGTATGAAATGATATTTTTCTACTATTTACACTTCTTACAAATGTATGATCTATAGATAATGTAAAATTATGTTTTGGTACTTTTATTTTACCACCAAATACATTAACTTTTTTTTCGGTTTCTATATATTCTAACATAAATGGTAAATATGAAACACCTAATTCATCAAATTTTTCTTTTATCATGGTAGTATATTTTAATGCTGATACATGACCTAACTCTCTTGCTAATTTTAATCTTAAATTTTTACCTGCTTTGGTTAAAAATCGAGGATCTTTAGGATTTAAGATTGCTTCATTAATTTTTTTTTGTATAGCCTTATCTTGTGCAGCCTTAGCCTTATCTTGTGCAGCCTGCAGTGGTGCAACAATACTTTTATGTCTATAATTTCCACGAAATCGTGCCATTATGGAATGAAGAATAATTCTCTACGATTGTCAATACAGTTCTCTATATCTGCTCTCCAATCTGATTTAGAACCTTCAAAACTAGCTCCATCTCCACCAGTTGGAAGTATATCCATTCTAAAACTAGAGTTTAAGAGATCTATTGCTGTAAGTTTAATACATGCATCTCCAACATCAAGTGGAACAGTTGCATCACCGTAACGATAAGTAACTCTTATTCTGTGTTTTCTAATAATTGTAAATATGTAACCTCTAAGGAATAATTTTCCATAAACTGGTTCAAAATCATGCCATTGTGAATCGTTTACTATATCAGTATATGTACTTCCTGCACCTTCCCATACTTCTATTTTATCTCCTTCTGTTGAATCAAAATCTCTACAGTTTCTATGTTTAAGAAAAATTGGTGTACCCCATCCATAAGTGTATAATAGTGGTAAATCATGAACTTCTCTTGATATCTGTTTATTTCTTCCAAAAGTATGACCTATACGTCTGTCAAGTTCCTCTTCCTTTCTGTTTATAATTTTCTCGACTTGAGCCTTATTTGGAGTAGTAGTAGCAGTGATTGGAACACGAAGAAAATCTGAGACATCAGCTACCGTACAATATGTTACTGCCATGAATATATAAATGTTTGTTCTTATTTAAATATTATTAAATATTCAGCACTGCCAGTGACATCTGCATAAATACCTGCTTCAAATCGTCTGTGAATGTTTAGATAAGCTACTGCATCTTCTCCAAACACTGTAAATTCAACAGGAGCACTACTTGTAGTGCCGTTTCTTAATTGTAATTTAGCACCTGAAGAGCCAGCCTTTGAAACATGAACATTGACAATAACACCATGACTTCCTTTAATAAGCCCATCAGCGTTTATATTTACAACATTATGGTTTAGTTCTACCATATTTGATTATGTATTCAGTCATATATAAACATTATTAAAAAATAAAAAAAGGTTAGAAACCAATTACTCTAATACGAATAGTCAAACTATTGACTGCTGTATCAGAAGCATCCAATTCCTCAAGGGCTACAACTGTTGCTGTAGAACTTGTTGGTGTGTGACCATAAGCTTTAATTTTTCCTGTGGCTGCTGCTCCAGCTGCTGCTGGGGCATATTGTAAAAGTAGTCCTTTGTTACAATGGAGTATTTCTGCTCCAATAACAGTACTAATTCTACCACCAAGGGATAGATCGACAGTATTACCATTAGTAGCGTAATTGTCAGATGCACCATAAGTGACATCAACAATGGTTGATTTCAATTTAGAAGTCAGTTCGCTTTGAATGGATAGTGTCTTTCCTGTAAGACTTTTATGGTCGGCGTTATGTGCGATTGTGATTGCCATATAATGAATGATTAGGGATTATATATAAAGTTTAGTATAAAAAAGAGGTATTACTACCTTACATCGAAGAATATTTTCTGGTTGTCACTGCCTACATCGATTTCAATATAATAATCGCCTGCTACTTGAGTTGTTGGAATACTCCAAGCCCATGCAAGTACGGTATTATCTCTGACTTCGATTCTTCTATCTTTTATTTCGTCGTTAGTATCATCATTCCAAATCTCATAATAGAGATAGTTGGCATCCGAGTCTATCGTTGCATAAAAGTAGACAATATCACCTTGATCAAATCTGTCTTCTGCCTCTTCACCATCACTGGTGTAGAACGTTATAATTTCATCATCGTTGTTAGAACTTGTACTAGTTACTGAATCAGTCTCTAGTGAGTTAATTCTATCATCCAATGAAATTATAGTTTGACTTTGTTGGTTTACCCTGTTCTCCAGTTTAACAAACTTAACCTTCAATTCCGAGATATCTTTCGATTCATCAGCATTGTCGATTTGTGTTTTTAAGGAGTTCCATTCACTTGAATGTGTAATGGTATCTTTTACAAATTGCTTGTTGTTCAACTCTAATTGAGTACTTACGATACTTTTGAAATCAAATTCTTCTGTATCTGGTACTGGATTATAAGCCAATGCAACAATTAATGCAATAATTGATAATCCACCAATAGCATATACTTTGTATGTCATTACCACAACTGATATTGAACTCTATATAAATGTAATGGTGTTAATTAACAGTTAATTAACCAACATAATAATATATCTATAAAAAAGTGTTAGCTAAGGCGTGAAAAAGTTAATTAAGTTAATTAAGCTAAGTTAGCTAACTTTTTAGAAACCAAAGGTTAAGGGAAGTAAAAAAATAAAAAAAAAGGTTGTTTTGGTTCGACTAGAGTTTAATATCTCTAATTTTACCTTGTGATTTGAAGTGACGACAAACAGTTTCACCCATTGTTCTGTAAACACCTTTCTCAACGAAAGCGTTGTTCACGAATGGATAAGCTGGTGTTCTACGTGTTGCTTCATAGTACTCAGTTGGGATTGCGACTTGAATTCCAATTCTTGGATATCCGTAACCTTCTGCATCAGAAGTATCTAATGCAAATAGTCTTCCTACCTCGTTGCCACCACCTGATGGGGCATCTTTGGATGGGATGAATGGGATACCATAGATAGAATCTACGTGAATTCCGACTCCAGTTCCTTTGAAAGTTTGAATACCATTCACATCGACTTGTACTAATGCTTCACCGTAAGGGTTTGGAATACGGACTGAAGGCATGTATAAGCCTTGTATTTCGGAATAAACTTCGTGGGAACCTAGGAATACGTTTGGATCTTTACCTGCTGCAATACGGATCTTTCTAAGGAAAGTTCGTAATGTATCATCGGTAAGAACACCATCTGTTCCTATTGTACCTGATGCTGATTCAACAGTACAGTCAAAAGTACCACTATTTCCATCTCTGTCAATAGTTGCATTTGCTGCCCAAGGGTCGTACATACCGTCATAAGTACCACCTAATGCATCTTCTTCAGCATCACTTGAAATGATTCTGTCGAGAGATTCAAAGTTGGTTGTACCTGCGTTGTTTGCACTTGCACCACTTGCTTCTGTTTCAACATCTGCGAGCAACATTCTATTCATGAACTCTTTATGCTGAACTGCCATGTATAGTCTGAGTGAGCCTAAGCCTCCCCAGATATCGTCTTTACTGTGAGTTGCGAGCCATTCCATAACTTCAGATGCACTGAATGGCAACTGAGCAGTTTTTGGTCTAACGTCGATTTCTTGTAAAGTTGGCTTTACGGTTTCAGCAATATTTCCACCTTCAGCAGTACCACCTAGTGCAGTATTACCTTGGTTTGTATTCAAAG